AAAATTTCAGGGAAATAGCAAGGTGGCGGAGACGGAGGGATTCGAACCCTCGGTACCGGATTTACCAGTACGACGGTTTAGCAAACCGTTGGTTTCAGCCACTCACCCACGTCTCCGCACGCGGTTCCCCTAGGGTTTGGCCGGAAACCTGTCAACGCCGAAAACGCGAAACGCGCAGGAAGTATCGGTTTGTGTCGCTACATAGGGGGCTACAATATGTTCCCCTTATGGACCCTACAATTCGGGCGACGAATCCGCTGGCACGGACCGCCGCCCTGAGCATGAACGAAAGTGAGCTTCGCTATGCCTGACATGAATAATGGACGCTCGGAATCTGCGACGCAAGGCGATGGGTGGAAACCCATCAAGACCGCTCCGTGGCAAACGGTGATCGAGGTTCGCAACCCGATCATGGACGAACCGTGCCTCGCCACCCGTGGTTATTGCCACAACGGCATGGTCCACCCCGATACGACCTTTTGCACGTCGGTTTACACGCCGCACCGATTCTTCCCGACGCCCGCGGGTAATCTCGTCTGCCCGACGGAGTGGCGAATACCGCTGGAGCCTTCGGCATGACCCCTCCCAACCCCACAGCATCGAGACATACGCCGGGGCCTATATCCACAGAGACGGGGTGGCGGGAATGGCCCGGTGGCAAATGTCCTGTCCCGTTCGATACGCCAGTCGAAGTGCGCCATAGGTCTGGCGAGGAATCCGGCTCTTACATGGCCTGCTATGGCAATGATGCGCGCGCGGGCTGCTGGGCGTGGCTTCACTGCAACGATCCGGGCGACATTGTTGCCTACCGGCTTCTCCCCACCCAAGGAATCACCCAATGAGCAATAACGTAGTGGCGATCAATCGCGACAGCGCCGATCCTTGGCCGGCGCTCAACACGTTCACATGGAACATGGCGGCAGCAAAGCGCTTCGGCTTTTCCCCATCGACTGAATTGCACCTGATAGAGCAGCTTGTCCGCAAAGAGGTGAGCGTCGTCTACTACACGAACATGGGCGGTGGTGTTCTCGCGATCGTCGCCAGCAACATGCCCGAACTTTTCGACGATGATGATTTTGAGACAGCAGCCTTTGCGCTCACGCGATTACAGCGGAGGTTCAAGCGGAAATCTTCGCATCGGGAGATGATTGCCGATGACATCGGACTGAAAGGCCATCCCCATGAATAGCATAGAGCAGGAACAATGGGCCTTTGCGCGCGCGGTAGCCGACAGCGATGCGGTGCTGCGCGTGTATGCTGCGCCTGAGTTCGACGAGATGGGCGACGACGGCAAGGAGTGGATTCGCGCGCTTGTTGTAGAGGCCCGCCGCACCGCACAGGCTGAGCTTGTGGAATTGCTCGGCGAGGCCTTCGACTTCCTTGGCGGTTGCGATGGCGCCGCGGAACTTCGCGGGAAACTGCTCGCCACCCTCTCCAAATACCGCACGGACGCCACGAAAGGAAAAGCTAATGGCGGATGATCTGGTAGAGCGGCTGCGAGTATATCACCGGTTCCTGAATGGCGAGACTGCCATAAATGAGGCATGGTTCGGTGACGTTGCGGACGGTGAGCGCGGTCGCTTCTGGTGGCGCAAATATCTGCGGATCAATGAAGCCGCCGATGCCATCGAAACCCTACGCGCCGAGAACGCCCGCCTTACCGAAGAGAATGAGAGGTTGAGGGAGGCGCTGGAGAACGCGATCCAAGACCTTCGCGATATGCCGTTGTCGAATATGGGCGGTCGCTTGTTGCGGTGGAACAAATGGACGCTGGAGAGGCTCCGCGCCGCCCTATCCTCTATCATGAAGCAGAGCGATGGACGCTGAGACGATTGCCAAGGGGCTGAGCGATGTTCAGCGAGAAAGAATAATGAGCGTCAATCCTGACGATGTTGATCGTTTCCACTATCGCCCCTTCGAGGGCCGATCTAAAGGCTTGTTCAACATCGCGCCCGGATGGCAACGCTTGGAATTGTCGCCGCTTGGCCGAGAGGTCCGCGCTATCCTAAAGGGGGAATGATGAAACCGTGGCCTGATCCCCGAGACGACAAGCCGGTGGCGCGCTGGCCCTTCTGGTTCGTCGGCGCGACCATTGCCGCGATGATGCTGGGCAATTTACTGAACGGCCTCAGCGGGCGCGGGTGGAACTGGTAATCGAATCATTGCGAACTAAATGAGAACATAGCACCATCATGGCATGGGCGTTCGCAATATCAGGAACATCGGCTGGGCGCCGACCATCGGCAAGATGCTGGACGATGGGGTCAAGGTCTATGCCGCCTGCTCGCGGTGCAAATGCCAGAAGGCGGTCAACCTCGTCAATCTGATCGAGGTGAAGGGCCGCGACTATTCGCTGTTCAATCGGCGGGTGAGGCGGTGCAAGATGCTGCCAGGGTGCAAGGGCTACAACTATTTCTGCACCGATCGCTGGGGAGGGATCATCACGCCGTTCCGGGATGAGGCGACGGGCCTCAGGTGGCTGTCCGAGCCGAGACGGGAAGATTGACGGCGACCCCGCTGGTTACGGGTCAACAGGATCGCCGCCTCCCGCTGGGCGGGAACTCAATCGGGACAGCGCACCGTAGAGCCATGCTTGCGAGCCCAGCGGCAGATGCGGCCGACTGCGAACCAGCCCCGCTCGCCCCATGCCTCCACGTCGCTGTTATAGCGCGCCTCAGCGTCAGCATCGATGACGATCGCGTCAGTCGGGACTGGTTTCGCTTCCACCACCAAGTCCGGCGCAGGCGGCAATGCGGCTCGTATCCCGTCCCGCTTGTCGCAGGCGCTCGCACCCAAGACGAACGGCAGCGTCAGAAGGGCGCCCAGGTGCAGCTTTCGCAATTTCATCGTCTCGTCCTTTCTTGGCAGCGTCGATCGACAGCACATCTTCGGATCGGCGCTCGCTCGCTTCCTCTTTCGCCTTCGTGTCGGTGCGGAGCGTCTTGTCGGTAACCGCAGCGTCGTGGCGCTCGATCAAGTTCCGGTCATAGGTGCACTTGGCTACACTCAGGGCGATGATGATCAGCAAGGCGATGATCGCCCATGCGCCAGCCTTCGCCAGCCGGTTGCCGACGATTGAGGACGCGAGCTTGATCAGGAGCAGGGGCGGCATCACTCGCCCTTCCTGATCCCGTAGACGATCACCGCGCCCAAGACGCAGGCGATCAGGACAGCCGCCGAGGGCCAGCCCATGTGGAGGAGTTCATGCATTGACCCGATCCCCTTCGATAGTCGGCCGCTCGTTGCTGGTTTTCGTCCATGCGACGGCAGTCCGATCCTCGGGAAAATGATCGTCCGCGAGGCGTTTCAGGGCGGCGTGGGCGGCCCATTGCTCAGGATCAGCGTCCAGCCGAACAACCGCTTCGGCGAAGCGCGTGATCGCGTCGGTGTAGTGGAAGGCATCAAAATGCAGGGTGGTCGTCTCCTCGCCATTCGCGCCATATGTCAATTCGTATGTGGTCATTGTCCGCTTCCTTTCATGCCGAGCATTTCCACGATCCCGACGATTGCGACGACAGCCAGCGGCTCCGGCAGACCGCGTAGGCGATGATCGCCGCATCGGCCGCGAGGAAGTGCCAGCCGGCCTCCACGTCCTTGAGCGCGTTCGCGAGCAGCGCCGGGGACAGGAGGGCCAGCGCCATCCCGAGGATCCATTCGCAGAACCCGTGCCAGCGCCCCCGCATGGCAATGACCTTCGGCATGTTGCTGTGCCACGTCACCAGCGCCATCGCGCCCGATGCGAGCGCCAGCGCAAATTGTATCGAAGCATTCATTCCCGGCCTCCCGGTAGCTTGATGCCCCCAGGCAGTTTTGCGAGCCAATCCTTGAGCCCGCCGCCGAACGCGACGAACCCCTCGGCCAGTGATTGCGAGAGCCCCCCGGCGATAGCCATCTGAGGCTGAAGCCCGAGCGAGCCCCATAGCCAGACGCCCGCCGTCGCTCCGTGCATCCCCGCCGCCAGCACGGCGAAGAAGCCGCCCGCGAACAGCGACAGGAGGATGCCCTTGCGCGTCTCCGCCCCCCGGAAGGAACGCACGGCATAGGCGGCGCCCAGCGCGAGCAGCATCCCACCCGTAAAGGCAGGGACAGGCGCCGCGACCCCAAGCGCGAGCAGGATGGCCGCGAGGATGGCGTTGATCTCTTGCCCGGTCACGTCAGCCACCCTTTCACTTTCGCCAGATGCGCCTTGCGGTCATCGAGCCCATTCGTTCCGCCGTTGATGGATTTCGTGATCGCCAGCACATTGTCGTGATCGGCGAAGGTGTTGAGCCCGTTCACCCGCCAATATTCGAGCGCAAGGTGCAGGCCGATCGAAGGGAGCGCCGCGATCTCGGGATGGCGCTCAAGGTCGATACCGAGCCGCTTGCCATAACGGCGATAGTTGGCCCGTCCGGTGATCTGGATCGGCCCGCGCCCCTTGAACAGCTTGCCGTCGCCCGGCTGGACATTCCCGAGGTCCTTGCGCCCCTCGTAAGCCTGCCCGCTGGCGATTTCCTCCATGTAGCGGAAGGAGCCGCTTTCATGGATGAGCTGGGCAAGGAAGTGCGCGAGGCGAAGGCCGCTTTCCATGATGCCATAATCGGCAAACCAGCGGTTGGCGCAGATAGCCATTTCCTGCGCGCGGTCGAGAGTGGCCCCGCACTTTCGGAACAGCGCCGTATAGGTCGCGGGGCCGGGGATGCCGTCTGCGGGGACGCCGAGCACGGTTTGCAGATTGCGGACGTCGATCATCACCAGCCCCCTTCCTGAGTGTGGAGTTCGGATTGGGAGGTCATGGCGCTCACCCCACCAACGCGACGAAGCCGCCGTCGCCCGTCTTGGACAGGGTTACGGTCTGCGTGCCGGGGTCGATCGTGATGTCGCAATTGGCGCTGGAGCAGATGATCTGCACGCGCTTCCCAACCAAGTCGGCGCGGATCGGGATGGAATAGCTGGCTTGCGATCCCGCTGCCCACCAATTCCATTCGAACTGCCCGCCACCCAGCGCAGCGGGGAAGTTGATGTCCGCCTCGGTATCGAAGGCAGGGTCTATCCACCCGTAGAACGCGATATATTTCCTCACGTCACCGGCCGACACGGATTCGCCGGCGCGAACGACCGAATAGGATTTGTTCGGCGCGCTCAGTAAGTGGGAGAGACCGGGATCACCGTCGGCAGTCCATCCGGCAATGCGCGAGCGCGCCATGACGAACTTGCGCAGCCAGTTCCCGCCGCTATCCTTCACCCCATAGGCCTGAACCCATGCCGGACGCTTGACGCTATCCGTCCACCAACTCGCGTCCTGCCAGACTGGCGCATCGTGGTAATATTCCAGCACATTCGAGCTGATGTTCTGGAAGCTGCTGAAATCGAGCGGCGTCCCGCCCGAATGCGTCGCCCCAGCCGCGCATGATTTCGTCCCCGGAACTATGAACCAGAGCGTTTCCCCCACGCTAGAGCGAGCATTGATCTGCTGCCACTGCATCGGCCACGAAAAGGTGCAGACATGATCCTGGAGCGCGGTCACCTGATATTCGACTCGCGCCGACCATGCGTCATCGATCCAGCGGACGGAGAACTCCAACTGCATGGGAAGCGATGGATCGTTGTAGTTGAAATCGTCGCTCGACCCGACATCGGCTTCGATAGCGTTCAGGACTTCGGCGGCGTTCGGGACCTGATAGACGACCTCCTGAATGCGTTGCTTTGCAACGAAGACACCATTGCTCTCCAACTCCCGGCCGCCCTCGAACCAGACGCGCTGCGACAGGATATTGGTCGCGGGCCAGAGTTGCCCCTGTGTGGATGCGGTGATGACGATATCCCCGGTCTCGCTTCCCCCCGAGACATGGGTTGCGGTGCCCGTGGGTGCCGTCGTGGTCGCGATCGACCATTCATTGGTCGTGCCGGTGTTCAGGCGCGTCAGGAACAGACGGTTGGCGTCGTATCGCATCGTCAGCAGATAGGTGACGCTGCTAAGCAGCCAGCGGGAGCCCCGCGCAGCATTGGTCTTTCCATGCCCGTTGGCCGTGACGAAGCTCGACACGATCCCATGCACGCCAGCCAGATACATGCCGTTGATCCGATAGGCGGGATGGCAATCGCTCTGGACGGCGTAGGTCGTCGCATTGGCGCCGGTGTTCGAGAGGGCGGCGGAAAAGGCGCCGGGGGTGGCAGGCGCCGAAACCGTGTCCGCGATCTCGCAAACGGAGAAGAAGTTGTAGCAGTTGTTGTAGTCGTGGCTCTCGGGGCTGTTGGCCGTGCGCGTGACCATATGCTTGCCGGTCTGCCATCGGCGGCGCGTATAGGTGCTATATCCCTGAACAGCGCAGATGAACTCGTCGTCTGCAAAAACCGGGGGTGTCGTGATCTCTTCGCTCGTCCCCGGCGCGCCGGGATCGCTCAGGCAGTTCGCCGTCGCGGTCGAGTTGACCATGACGTTGAGCGCGAGTTCATCTTCCGCGCCGGTGGGGATGATGTTCGTCGACGCATAGATCAGGGATGGAATCCCCTGCGCCCATTTGAGGTTGGTCCCGAAATGGGTTGCGGTCGCCGGGATGGACCCCGAGACGCAGGAAAGGGTCCGAACGTCGCTCGAAAGCGTGACGCCGGTTGTCACCGAACCACTGGGAGCGAGCGTCCCTGAACTGGCAACCGAAGAGGTGTAGAAGTTGATCCGCGCGGCGTTGAAAATCCAATTCGGTGCCGAGGCCGAAATGGACAGCGAAAACCCGTTCGACCGCATCGCGTCGGTAATGGGCATCAGGCCGGAGGTGAGGAAGGCTTGGAGCGCGCCCGTCGCCCCATTGTTGTTGTAGAGCGTGTCGCGCAGCATCCCGTCGCCGGGAAGCGCGAAATGGTTGGTGACATTATCGCCGGGGTCTGGGGCTAGCGCCACTGCGGGAGAGAGGAGGGCCAGCCTCGTCACGCAGTCTGTCCCTCAAGATTATATTGATCGGCGCCAGTGGTGTAGAGGGTCAGCCTCGCGAGGCGGGCTTGCGTCGAAAACTGGCTATCCTTGTTTTCAACGGTCGCGCCGCTCCCCGCTATCGTGACCTGCCCAAGACCGAGTTGCAAAATGGAGCAGATGAAATTGTCGGTCAGCCCAGCGGGAACCGTCACGGCAACACTGGTTGCGGCGGTGAAGCGGAGCAACTTTCCATTGTCTGCGTCGGTCAGAGAGTAGCTCGTCGCGGCCACATCCGTAGCATTCGCGCCGCCAACCGCATCGACAAAATCTTGGACGGTCCCGCCCCCGGAGAGGCCGATCAGAGACGCTCCAGTCGTTCCCGCCAAAACGGCCCCCGACAATCCGAGAGCCGCGATCGCCTGAGCCACTCGGATGGGCGTCATCGCCTTGTTATTGACGATCCCGGCTTCCGCTTCGGCTTGGGAGGCTACCGGAAATCCGGCGGCGACAACCTGAACGGGCGTGGCCTTTTCCACCGTCGATCCATTGTCGATGATGATGGCCACAACAGACGAAACCGAGGATGCCGCCGGTAGCTCGCGGGGAAGAACGTTCGCCATTAGCTGCTGCTCGCTTTGATGATCTTGTTCAAGATGATGGTGGGCTGGACGTTTGCGTGCGCTTGCCCACCGCCGGCGCTGTCAGCCGTGCCAGAGAGGGTATGCGTGTGCGCGCCTGCGCTGCCGGTTACGCCGCTTCCGTTGTCAGGAGCCGTGCCGACGCCGCTGGTGCTCACCGTTTGCGGCGTGTCCGCCACGTCAACAGTATGGGAGTGAGCGCCCGCCGAACTGGTCGAGCCCGAAACCGTGTGGGTGTGCGCGGGCATGGTATCGGTCGAGAGTGCGACCGTTTCCGTTCCGCCCGCGGCACCAAGGATCTGGCTATTCGGGCTACTGAGCCGTCCTGCATAGCCGCCGGAATCGACATCGAGGCCCGCGACCACGCGCCCGCGAAGATCGGGCAGGTTGAAGGTGGAGGCTGAGGCCGATCCGAAAGCCGTTCCCACGATCGCGAACAGCTCGGGATAGCCTGTGCGGCTGAGCGATTGCCCCGCACAGACGAGCCAGCCCGTAGGTGCCGTGGCATTGGGCCAGTCCATCATCGAACCAACCGGAACCCCGCTGGCGCCGCTGATCTGCGAAACCGTCGCCACGTCTGTGGGCTGGGTTCCTGGCGCGACGTTGCGCACTTTGAAGCCACCCATATCGAGGTTTGAGCGCATCCCCCCTCGCCCGTCACGCGACAGGCTGTCGGACACTGCCTGTGCGAGATCGGTCAGCGGCGGATTGTGCTGCGAGGGCACGATATCCTCGCCGACGTTGACGAGCGAACCACTGGGGAGGCTATAGGCGCCATCGGAAGCGCGGGGCATTGGCTATGCCTCCTTTTTCGTGTAGTGGGGGGCCATGGCATTTGGAGCGCAAGAAGCTGCCGCCCTCGCACTGGCCGCAGCACTCAAGCCCGCAATTGGGCCTTTATGGCGAGCATCAAAAAGAGGGGTTCGGAGGCTATTCACCGCTGCCTCCCGCAAGAGCAGCGGCGATTGCAGCTGCGGAGCCCGTGCTTCCACCGACATTCCGCAGATCATTGATGTAACGCCGACGAGCAGCCGCTTGCTCTAGAAGATCAGGCACAATGCGCGGGTCGACTTCGGCCGCCAGCATTTGCGCGATCTCGGTTGCTACATCTTCTTTCATCCGGCCCATGCCGGCGCGCGCGGCCAGTCCGCCAAGTAGCGAAATGCCGCCGCGAACAGGCGCGCCGGTAAGGGCCGTGTCTACGACCCCATTGACGACATGCTCGCCAATCTCGTTGCCGAGTTGCTCGTCAGCTGCGAGGCGCGACGCAGTGGGCGAGCCGCCGAGCAATTCCGTGCCAGTGCGCGCCATCTCATTCTCAAGCGCATAGGTTCGGCCAAAGCGGTCAGCACCTTCCGGGAAGATCGCGGCAAGGCGCTGCTGGGCGACGGGCGAGCCATAAATGGCGTGAAGCGGGTTCGTCGAAAGCCTCGCTTGTTCAACACGATCCGCAAGAGCAGTTCGCGCGCCGAGGCGATACATATCCTGCTCGTTAGAACCCATGCGCCCGATTTGATCTTCGATATCTCGGGGAGCGAGGCGCATGAAGCCGCGCCCCGTTTCCATCGCTTCACGGGCCTGCGCGGGCCCCGCATAGGCAGCGCGAGCAGCCGCATAGTCTGGGTTGAGCGCGTCCAGCTCGCGGACGAGATCGGCTCGAACGCCATTGACTGCCTGAAACGAGGGGTCGCTAGTCGGCAGCCGTCCGGTGACAGCATCGCGCCTTCCTTCGATCACCTGGTCAAGCCCCCGCTTCACCAAATCAAGGGTTTCCATCGACGGCGTGCGCGTCAGCGCTACATTGCCCTCTACGTCGATATCGTTGAAGCCGAGCGCCAAGGGATCGCGGCGCTCGTTAGCCGCAATTTGCTGGGCATTGCGAAGGGCCTGCTGACCGGCGGGCGTGTTCAAGATAGCCTCAAGTTCCGGTGTCATCCGCCCGGGCGCGGCGTAGGCAGCCTCATAAAGCGGAGCAGCCTGCGCCCTCGCTTGCTGGGTGAGCGCTTCCCCCACCCGATTAGGGTTCGAGACGGGGCCGAACGACTGCTCGATCTGGTCAAGGGCGCGATCGGCCTGCCCTAGTTGGCGACCCTGCATGAACTGCGTTATTTCGTCGCGCGCCTCCTGTCCGGCGTTGCGGAAAGCGGACCCGGCTCGCGCACGAAGTTGCGGGGTCGCATCGGCGAGTGTAACGGGGACGCCGAGCGACTGGCCCTCAGCGAGCATCGCGGCGATGGCGTCAGCGTTTTCGCCAACATCGCGAGCGACTATCCGCTGGGCGGCAGAAGGGCGCGGAGGCACCTCCGTCCCCAGCATTTGCGCGATTCTTTGGCCTGGAGCAGTGTCGAGAGCCATCTCCACCGGTCGGGCCACTCGATCACCGCCGAAGGCGGCAGCACCGACACGATTACCCGCGACCGCCGAACCAGCGCCGAGCAGGCCATAGCGCCAGTCGCCGTCACCCTCCAAATAACCCTGCGTCGCACCGAATGCCGCATCGGCGCCGAGCCCGTTGGCGGCGGTAAGCGGACGGCCCGCCCGCCCGGCCATACCAGCGAGACCGGTGAGACCCTTCATGCCAGCCAAATTTCCGACCAATTGGCCCCCAAAGGACGCAAGCCCATGATCGGAATTGGCGGCATCAAGAACATCGTTCTTCCCGGCGAGATATGCCGGAAGGCCCGCAGTCGCCGAATTGGCTGCGTTCATCACGAAGTTTCCGGGCGCCGTTTCGGCAATGCGGCCGAGAAGGGTGCTTTCCTCGTCGGGGACGCGCCTCTGCGAAAGATTCTCCCAGCCCGCGCCCAATGACCGAACGGGCTTGCTCGGGTTCGCCCGATGCTTTTTGACCACATCGCCGATGTAGCCCATGAGTTCGGTCCCGACCTCAGCGCTATAGGGGCGATATTGCTCATTGAGGAAATCGACAACCTGACCGGTGGTCGCGCCGCGCCCGATCATGTCTATGACTTGGTTCTCGATCCCGCGAAGCTCGGGGATAGGCTGCAAGCCGCCCTTACCTGTAGCTCCCTCGGGCTGCATCGGGGGGGCATTGTGGGCGCCAGCGGCTTTCGGCAGGCGCAAACCCTGCGGTGCCACCTCCGCTTGTTCGGGGTCGAAATTGCCACCACGCCACAGATCGCCCTGAAAACCTTGCAGCGTGCCATTCTGCTCGAAATAGGAGGCGGCAGCGTCGTTCGCGTCGGACGCGGCTTCCATCTGATCAATCAGGCGCCCGAGGCGCTCCGCATTGATCTTCTCGTCAAGGCGTGGATTGTAGGCACGCGCGATAAGGCGCTCGCCTTCTTTCTCTGTGAATTGGGCGCCGAGAATGGTTCGGAGATTGCGCTGGACAACCTCCTCTACCCGCTCCCGCGCGTCCGTCACGTCCTGCGGTGCCAGTATTTCAGGCAAGCGCCCGACTACGGGGCCTGTCAGATTTTCGGAGGCAAGGCGCTGCTGGATACCTCGCAGCTGTTCAAGATTCCTGCGCGCATCCTGAGAGCCGCCAAGTTGCCATTCAGCGTATCGCTTCGAATACTCCTCGTCGAGTTTCGACTGTCCCGGCGCGAGGTTCGGAAGCGCATTCTCGCGGCCTGTTTTGGTCGCGCTCGCCCCTGCTGCCGCGGCTTGAGCCTGTGCGGCCTGCGCCTGTGCTGCGGCAAGCTGCGCAGCGTATTGCGCTTGGGCTTCTTTGAGACGCGCATCAGCTTCCGCCGAACTGGCATCCGCCCCTTCCTTGCGCTGGGTCGTATCGCTCTTCGGGATCATGCGCCCGCCACCGACGCGCTGCCACGGCTCGCCGGGGCCGCTGCGCTGATAGGTGACACCGTTGTAGACGCGCGTTTCCATCACTTGCCCCCCAGCAAGCGGCGGAGATATTCGTCGCCCTCGGCGCGAGCCTTCGCCATCGCTGCGTTTTCATCGACACGCGGCGGCGCGGCCGAGATGGGCGGCGGATCGTCGTCGAAGAAGTCAGGGGGGAGCGTCTCCGGGGCGTCGTCAGGCGCCTGTCCGAACGCCATGCCCACGCCAGAGCGCGGACCAACATAGGTGCCAGTCGGCAGACCCGGAATAACAAGCGTCGGGTCGTTGAGCGCGGTGATGCGATCCTGCGCAGCCCTCCTGATCTCAGCCGGTTGCGTCGTATCGCGTGCGATGTTCGCGAGCTGCACAATCTCCGGCTGCTCGCGGTTCGCATATTCGAACTGCTTCATTGCCATGCGCTGACCCTGCTCTAGCTGCATCTGGGCAACGGCCTTGGCGCTGTCCGGCAGATAGGGATCGGCGACGATCGCGGACAGTTGGGCAATGTTCGCCCCCGGTGAGGGAGGAGAGCCACCGGGGGCGCCCGAAGCGGAAGGGGAACCGCCGGGATTCAAGAGCGACTGAATAATCTGCTGACCGTAATCGGCGTTCCGCTCGGACGCGCTGTCGGCCTTGCGTTCACGCATCGCCCCAAGCAGATTTTCCGACACGCGTGCCAGACCCTGCCAAGGAGAATAGATCGGCGAATAGTTGGTCTGCGTCATGCGCGCGGCCAGCTCGCGCTCGCGCGCGATGTCGTCCGGCGTCATGCGCCGGCCACCTTGCCCCCACTGGAAGGGCGCTTGCGGCTCCTGCGGCTGCGCAAGCTGGGCGGCGATCATTGACGCGGGGGTCATGGAGCCGATCACAGGACGGCCTCCGCATAGCGAACTGCCTTGAAGCCGTTATGACCCTCCACGACAGCCTCAGGATGAAGCTTCTCGACCTCATCGGCCATCAGCCCCAGATGCGTCGCCCCGCCCGCCTTATAGCGGTAGCTGTATACGCTGAGCCCGTTATCGAGCGTGCCGACGCGCTTGATCTCGGTCTTGAGGCGGCGGTCTGACATGATAGCCGCACCGCCGAGAGAACCGGCGAGCCCGAACAGGCCGCCCATCTTCGCCCCGTAAGCGTTCATCTGGTTCTGGTAATTCTGGTTGACCAGCCCCGCGTAATCGACGCCGCCAACCTGTGTCTGGGGGGCGGCTGCCGACATGCTGGCTGGATTGGATACCTGGCTGCCCGAAAGAAGGGCGGTGATCTCGTTGATCGGTTGATTGCGCGTCGCCAGCGCCTCCGAAAAGGCCTGTCCGCGCCCGGTCAATGCAAGCTGGTTGAGCTGGTCGGTATTCGCGTTGGTGAGGCGCGTCATCTCCGCGCGCCATCCCTCACTGCCCGGCCTCAGGCCCGCATTGATGAGCCGCGTCCGCAGAGCCTCCTCGTTCTGCCCCTGCTGTTCGAGGATGCGGGGAGAGGCCAGATCATAGGCCCAATTTTCGGCGTCCTGATTGTTGAACTCGAAGGGTGTCCCGAGATAGTCCTGCAACATCGCCGATTGGTCAGACGCGAGTTGCGACAGGTTGATCTCCGCCTGTTGCGACTGGTCGTAAATCTGCTGCTGTTCGGGGCTGAGCGACGTTGACTGGGTATAGCGCGGGATGGTGACCGTCTTGCCGTCTGACCCGACGAACGATTGTGTTCCATTCGGCGAATAGGTGACGCTGCCCCAAGGGCCGGTCGTGTCGACCATGTTGAGCATCTGCTGGGTAAGCGCGGTGTCCCGGTTATAACCGGATTGCGCCTGCGCAGTTGCTACGGGATCGGGTGCTTTAGGGGTGGAAACCAAGACACGGACCTACTCGGGACGTGCGCGAAGTAGGTCCAGCCGCACCAGATGGCAGAAGTTATGCCAGAATCCCGCTTATCGGTCAATACCGCCAATCTCTGGCAAGGATTCCGACGAGCGTTGCATCCCTACCTTGGCCGAATTGATCGCGCAGCACGCCCTCAACCTGCCCTCCGAGCCGCTGGGCATAGTCTACGACTTTGGGGTCTGCGGTCGTGACCGTGATCCTCGCACACCCGAGCTGGCGATAGACATAATCCCCGACCGCCTTGATGAATGCTCGCGTCCAGCCCTTCCCCGCCAAGGTAACGTGCACCGCCGCGCCCTCGAAACAGTTGAAGATGACGCCGCCGATAATCTCGCCGTCGCGCTCGATCCCCATGGCCGTGTAGGGAGGGCACAGACCAAAGCCGATGCGCTCCGACACGAACCGCGCAACCGCTTCCCCTTCGACGATCAATTGATGGCGTCCGCGACTTCATAGGTCAGTTCGGCGCTGACTATCTCGTCGTCCAAAGGCTGGGCCGATCCGCTCGTCACCTGATAGGCGAGCGAGCCGAAATAGCCCGTCCCGCCGATCGAATGCCAGCCATCATTGATCAGCCTCGGAAGGCTCTCTACCCACTGAGATTGCCCCCAGATGCCCTGCCCCCAAACGCTACCCCCCATAAGCTCGGTCGCATTCGGGGCGGCGGGCAGGGTCTCGCTATAATCGGCCTGCCACGAAATGCGGGCGCTCACCCTGGCGGAGGCGCGCGTGACATAACGTCCTACCTTCGGGATCTTCCTTGCGCCGGGAGCGCCGAAATCGTCGAACAGGGGGATTGCAGCCCCCGTATAGGGCTGGCCGTCGTCCGAGCCCGTCTCATTGGCGAGAAATACGCCTCCATTCGGAGAGCCGAACAATAGCCGCCCCTCGAATACCTCCATGCAACGCACGTCCCACCCGGTGAAGCGCGACCATGCCCCTGTTTCGGTGTTGGCGACGAACAGGACAGGAGAGAGGCCGGATTGGCCCGTAGGCGGGGCGAAGGCCGCGATCTTCTGCTCGGGCCAGACCTCGCCATGCCAAGCCTCTAGCCCGCGCTGTTCGACCGCATTCCCCCAGGCATCGGCGATGGGGTAGGAGATGCTCGCCGTGGTCAGAGCGGTCAGGTCCAGCTCAATCGCTTTCGACAGCGGAACCAAGCCAACGGATGTGGCAATCGCGAGGTCACCGGCGCCGCGGATAAACGCATTCTTGCCCAAGGGGCGACCAACACGATAGAGACCGACTTGTCCCCACGTTGCCGTATCCTCAGGCGAAAGGCCCTGAAAGATCGCTACCTCTCCCTCAGTCGAGACGAACGCGTTCTGCTCCGACAAGCCTCCTTCGCCGCCCGACGATAGCGACCAGCGCTGACCAAACAACAATGAGCCGCCGAGACCGAAGATACCCGCCATCGGGAATTTGGTCGCGGTTCCGCCCACTGCATCGATACCGAGATACCAGGCATCCATCGTGTCCTTCTGCACGAAATAGAGCCGGTTCTTGTAGACCCAGACGAAGGACATATTCGCCGATGTGATGCCAGCAGAGAACGCGACCCCCGGCAGATAGGCTTCATTCACCCCGTTTGCCGTGGCCTCACCATCGTCTCCGTCTGTAAGCGTTTCGTCATCGACGAAGGGGCCGTTCTCGACCCCGTAAATGTAGAGGATGCCTTCGCCTATCCCGGTTTCCTCGATCTGCCAGATGATACCTGTCGCGCCCGAGGTTCCGCCCGTTACAGTCTCACCGATGGCGAAGGGCTCAACCTCAGCATCATAGGCGAGCGTCTCTATCCCGCCCTCAACGTAGGGATAAAAGACGGCCCCGTCATAGATGAAGCCGGTGTCTTGCCCATTGACCCCGACGAGATAAATTCCCCCGGAGGCGGCAAACTGGACGACCGACCAATCCCCGCCGGTGAAGGCTCCCATGACGCTCAGGAACTGCGTAGACGACCAGCCGAAGACATTGCCGTTGCCGTCCTCGATCAGATCCCCGTCTTCGGTCCCGATCTCCGCATCGGTCGCAAACTCAACGTCGGTGATATCGTAAATGGTGGTCGGTGTCGCCCCGAACAACTTGCGGTTCTGGCCGTCCTTGTAGGCAAAAAGCGCGGTCGCGTCCTGCGACCCATCGCCGAGCGTGCAATGCCGGCGCTTGCCCCGGCGCAGCATGACGCTGGTTGCGCGCGGAATGAAGTTGTCGAGCACGGCCGCTCCTTGAGGCGCCTTGCCATCGGGGCCATTCGGGACGGCTAGCGCGCGGTTGCTGATCCAACCCGCCGTTGGGGCGGGAAGCTTTCTGATCTGCGATTTGCGCTGCTTGGGGCGTTGCAGGGTGCGGCCATACATTAGCCCAGCTCCCATGGCCACGCGAGATAAGTGCCTCTCATTGGGGTGCGACGACCCGACCGATAGATGCGCGAGCCCTTGTCCTTGGCGGCGGCATCGGAGAGTGCGAGGGTGAACGCCTCCTGATCGCCTGAGAAATCGAGCTTCTTCTGCTCGCGCCATCGCCAGACAAGCCCCAGCGTCAATAGACGCTCCTCCAGCTTGAAGGTATCCGTATCGCTGTCGAAAGCGGGTTTCGTCTCCAGCGTCCCGGAATCCACCGCATAGTTGCGCGAAATATAGGGATAGGTTGCCGTCACCCCGTCCGAGGGAGCGGGGGCGAAATGGATCTGATCCTGATAGATGATCCATCCGCCCGGAAAGCCGGTGAAGCCCCGTTCCTTCCAATAGGTGAAATCATTGATATCGGTGACGCGGCAATAGCCCCAAAGCCAGCTATTCACGTCCATCATGTCGGAGCGTAGAAGCTGGCGCGCGTAATCGGGCGGCAGGTTGAAATCCGCTGTCGCCCCGTCCCCGCTGATCGTTGCCAGCTTGGTCAGGCCCTGCCAGTCGGCATAATCCACCACATCGCGCGCGACCTCATTCAGAAGATCGCAAAGCTCTATCTCGGTCTGGCCCGACGATCCGAAAAAGACCGCCGGGCGCTCGCCGACAATGCGGATGGCCGCCGATTGAAGGGCGGTGAGGACGCTCACGCAGCCTCAAGTTCCGAAATAAGCCGTTCCAGCGTATCGCGGCTCGGATTGCCTTTGGGAGCGGCGCCGGTCAACTTCTTGATCTTCGCCTTGATCTGCTCGTCGGTGAGTGCCGTATAGGCGCTGTCCGCCGCCTTCTGCGCGGCCTCGATTTCTTCAGGCGACGGCTCTTTGACCGGGGGCGTGGAAGCGCCACCCGCCTTGAGTGCGGCGATCTCGGCCTTGAGCGCCTCGATCTCGTTCATGGCAGCGGAAGTGCTGTTGCGGCTCGCAAGGAAGGCCTTCGCCGCCTCGCGAAGCTTGTTCGCGTGCATCCCCAGCGACTTGACCGCCTCGGGGCTCTGCATCTTGTCCAGCGCCTCGATCGAATAGACCTTGACCGCGCGACAGAGCGAAAGCTGCTCGGGGGTCACGCCGAAAGGACGAAGCATCTCCAGCGGCGTGCCCATCGCCTCCTGAGGGTTGCCCTCCTTGAAGGCCCGATACTGGTCGGCCCAGCGCTCGGCGTAGGTGATGACGCGATTGCCGTTCTTCGGGTCGCGCTGCCACATGGCGTGCGCGGGGAAGACAGGAGAATAGTTCTTCGATCCGGCAAAGCGGACCTCCACCATTTCCTTGACCTCCATCACCGGAAAGCCAGCCTTTTCAGACTTTGGGACGTTCTCGATTTCCATAATCTTGAAAACGGGGGTGACGGTGATCTCGCGATCATCGATAATGGCCATGCGCGTCATAAATCGTTCCTCCAGACAGTATGATGAAAGGGGCGAGTTTCCCCGCCCCTCTCACGGATTAGGGTGCAGTGCCCTTGGCGGCCCAAAAGCGGTCACCCGCCGCGATCGTGCCGCTGTAGAAGCCGGTATGGGGGGCGTAGAAGCCACCCGAACCAGCGGCGGCCGTGATATCATCGGGACCGGTGACGGTGAGCGAAATCTGCGTGCCAGGCGACGCCGCGACCGTGATCGAGCCCGAGGCTTCGACCCAGATATATTCGCGGCCATTGTCGCCGAAAGCGGTATCGCCGAGCTGTGGGCTACCGACCTGACCGGCACCAGCGGCGCCGCGTCCTGCGCCCTCATACCAGACCTTATCGGCCTTCACGACTTGGTGAAGGTTCGGCCCGAGGCTCGGATTCGTGCGAAAAGGGGAAGTCATGTCCTTGCCTCCTTATGCTTCGTTGGTGAGGATGCGGTAGGAGAACAGCGGGTTCTCAAGAACCAACTGACCCGACCAGACGATGCCCTGCGCGATGGCGTCCTGATTGATCGGGCGCATCCCGTTTCCGGGGTGGAACGGCACGAATGCCTGACCCGGAAACTCATAGAGGGCGAGACCCTGCGTATCGATGCCGAGGATCGTGTCCGCGGGCATGACGTTGCCGATGCCGCCCGCCGCCACGATGTCCACCGGACCAGCCGGGGTCATGTAGGTGAGACCAGCGAAGCCGAGACGCGCGAGACGCTCCGAGGCGAGGCGCTGATGCGCCACGAACGAAGCCGAGATCGGCGCATAGGCATTAGCATCTGCAATGAGCAGGTCGGCGTAGCGGCCGTTGCGCGAACGGGCGAGCGCGATATGTTCGATGATCGGACGTGCGGTCGTGCTGTCCCACGTCGTGTAGGGCGATACGTCGCCGTTGGTGATATCGAACGTGCTCGTTCGCCAATTGGCGACGTCAACACGGCTGACACCGCCGTAGATGCCCGTATTCGGGGTGACGGGGATCGCACCGCCGAGACCGATCATCTGACGGCCGCCCGCGCCGGTGCCGTCTCCGACCATCGACGTTTCGAACTCTTCCTTCACCGACTTTTCGGCAGCGTCCATATAGAACGCCATCAGGTCGACGACCTCCTCTTCACCCGAGGTGTAGAGCATTTCCGTGCCGGTCAGCGAGAACATGCCGACGACGCGCGACCAGTTGAACACCGCCGAGTTGAGAAGCTCTTTCGGGGTGATCTCGATCTTGTCATAGCCGGTGAACCACTGCGCCTGCAGCTTGTCGAACTCGACGGGGATACGAAGCTCGGGACCGCCGGCGCGCTTGACCTTGATGCGGCCCTGATCGCGCAGGATGCGGGTGAGCGGGGTTGCGTTGTAAACGATGTCCTGGATCGCCTTGGACCGGCGAGCCGTGGCAGCAGTGAGTAGCTGCCCATAATTGCGATCGGGATTGATCGACATGACGAAGCTCCTAGGCTCTCATGCGCCTAAGCTCCTTGCGGATGGAATCTTCGATGCTTTCACCGCTTGCGGCTACCGAATCGACATCCTCCGACACGGAGCCGGGCGATGATTTGATGGATTTGGTGGAGCCGCCGAAGTCATTGTCAGCGCGGCGATCAGAAGCAGGCTCGTCGGTGGTCGCTGGCCCGGCATTGGAGGCGGGATTTATCCGCACAGCCATGTCGTAAGCCGCAGCGAGCCGTTCGGACGGGCTCAGGCTTTGGGGAATCTTACCAGATGCGAGAAAAAACGCAATATCCGGTTCGAGTTCCTTATATCTGGGATTTTTCGCAGCAAAGGGCTCGATGATCTCGCGCGCTGCGCCCTGCGCCTGCATCTGCGCGATCTGGCGCTTGAGCGCGTTGATCTCATCGTTACCCTGCGCCTGCTGCTGTTGCTGGGCGCCGCGCTGGACGATCTGCTGATAGCCCTGCTGGCCCTGCTGGGCGATATAGGACGCTACCTCGATCATGCTCAGAGGCTGTCCGTCCGCTTTCCGGGGCCCGACCTCGGCGAGGATGGCATTGAGCGCAGCAATGGGGTTCTGCTGCATCATGTTCTCGATCTGGTTCAGCTTGGTCAGGCTCTCTTTGAGATCGCGACCATTGCTTTTGGCCAGCTCGTCGAACTCGCGCAGATCGTCATAGCGCTTGTAGGATTCCTGCGCCTGCTCCGCTTCGGCAATGACGCGGTTGACCTCCGCCTTCACCTCGTTGGGGGTATTACGCCATAGCTCCTTGGCTCGCGGCAGGAAGTTGGCGGGCGCGTCGGGATGGCGGGACTTGCCTTCCTTGGCGTCATCCTGCTTGACCTTGGCGTCGTCGGTGGCTTCGGCCTTCGCCTCGCCATCTTTCTCCTTGTCCGCTTCCCGCTTGTCAGGCTCCTTCTGCTCGACCTTGGCGGCGTCCGGCTTATCGCCGGACTTGTCATCGTCGGCCTTTGCCTTGTCATCACCGGCCTTCGGATCGGCCTTCGCCTCGTCCTTGGGGCCATCCTTGCCCGCGTCCATCTCCTTCAAGGCTGCGTCCAGATCGTCGCGCGTGGTCGGGATGGTCGTCGGCTCAGCGATCTTCGGGACGCCTGCTCCGCCAGCACTCGGGCCGGGATCGGTGTCAATCGTGGTCGAAACTTCGGTCATGTCAGTCCTCCAGAATCACGGGTTGGGGGACGTTCCCATTCCGCACGTCCGCCATCGCAGCGCGAATGTCGTCCCGGCGCTGCTTCGGGTCATAGTCGTAGGTTTTGCTGGGCAGTTCTTCGTTGCGGCCAAGCTCGAAATAGCGCTCGCCCTTCGGGTTGCCCTCGGGGGTGAGGCTGTGTCGGTAGGACGCTAGGCTATCGTGCATCCGCCCGTCCGCGCCCCGCCGGGGGTCTATGCAGTCCGACACCACCAGCGGGGCCGAAACCAACCGACGAGCGTCGGCCCCGCACGCGCAAGTCTGAGCGTCGTCAAACTGCGCGAGCGGGACAAAGCGCTCGAAGCGATGACCGGAGCCGCAGGCGAAGTCGTAGAGCGGCATCAGAATGCTACGTCCTTTTGGAAGTCCCACCCTTCCTGCCAAGCGTCGCGAAGGGCGCCCTTGCCATGCGGCGCGTCCCGGCGGGCAATCGCAGAAAGCTGAGCGCGGCGGCCCTGATCGTATGCCGCCTGCTCCGCATCCGTTCGGGGCCTGGTCTCGGGCTCGCGTGGCGTGGCCTTCTTGACCAGAGCGGGCTTGCGGGGCGCCTTCTTGGCTGGCGCTGCCCTCTTCGCGGTCATGCCGCCGGGATCGCCGCGCCGATGGCGTCAGCGAATGCCTGCAAGGTGCCGCCAGCGAAATCGAAGTTCGCCTCGTCCACAGCCGCGACCGTCACAGAGGTTGCCGGGAGCGTGGCCCCTGCCGCCGCAGCGATCTGCGCTGCCACTTCCGCAGCCAGTTCGGGCACCATGCCCAATTCGATCAGTCGTCGTGCGTCTGCCATTTCTACTCTCCTTATGCGGTAGTGATTCCGGTGATTTCGCCGTCCGCGACCGTGAAGGTCACATCCTTGGCCACGCCATCGACGAGGATGTTCATCGTCTGCGCATTGCTGACGGCCACCGCGGTTCCGCCGACAAGAGTGACAGGCACACCCATTGCCGTTGGGGTAACGGGCGTGCCGGAATTGGTGATGGTGACGGGAATCCCGCTCATTGCTGCGCTCCCTGCTGTTCGCTGAATTGCTGCTGGCGATCCGCCCGATCTTCGCCCCGGTCGGCTCGCGCTTCCCCTCGCTCACGGAAGTCCCGTTCGGTCGCGGCGCTATCGGCCGCCATGGCTTGATCGACCTGGCGCGCCTGCGCCTGCTCTGCCGCCTGATATTCGGTGAGTTGCTGCTTGCGCTCGTCGAGTCCGATGGAGGCAAGAATCTTCGCCGTCTCGGCCGTCAGCTTGTTGATCTCGGCCTGCTGCTTTTCGCCCTTCTGCGCCATGTCGGCGAGTTGGAGGCGCAGCTTCTCGTTTTCCTGCTGGGCCTTGACCGCATCGCCCTGTGCCTTGGCCTGTAGCTCACCAACCCTGGTCTGCAATTCGGCCTGTTTCAGTTGGGCATCTGCCTGCACCTTGGCCATCGCGGCTTGAGCCTTCGCCATCTCAGCTTCCGCGAGCTTGCTCTGGGCGGCGATCAGTTCCTCGCTCTCGCCCTGCTGCCCGGCAGCGTTGGCGGCCATCTGCGGAGCCTGGTCGATGAACTCCTCGATCGCCCCGTCCAGCTCACGTCCGGCCCGATAGGGAGCGAGAACGAATTTCATCATGGCCCCTGCCAATTTGGCGCCAGCCTCGCCCATTCCGGCCAAGCCCATCAACGATTGAGAGGCGGTCGCAAATTCCGCCATGAACTCGTTGCGCGACTGCTTTTCCTGCAATTCGTCTGTCAGGATCGTGCTGCTGCTCTCGATCTCGAAGATGAAGTTGCGCGCTCGGTCATCGCGCAGGAGGGCGACCACATCTTCAATGGCTACCTGCTGCTCGGCCTGCTGGAGCATCGGCCCATATTTCGCGAGGATTTGCTGTTGCGCCTGCTGGACCGCCTGCTGTGCCTGAGCGGGGTCCTGCATCTGTCCCGCCGTCTGCTGAGCCTTCTTGCCAAGCTCCTTAATCTCGGCCTCGGCCGCTTCCTCGATCTTCGCGATGCGCTTCCTGATCTCGGCCCGCGATGGGATTTCCATCTGCGACATGTCGAGCATCTGCTGTTGCGGGAATTTCTCGGCAATTATCTCTGCCGCGATCTTCACTGCATCGGCCGCAACGCGCTGCAATTCAGCGCTCTTTTCGCGAACGCGCACAGACCCGTATTGCGACTTGAGCTGTTGCGCCCCAAGCGTCTCGTCGGGGTCGGTCGCGCCCCGCATGATGTCGGCGATGCCAGAAAGCTCGTAGAAGTTCTGGATCAGGGTCGCGCGGGCTTCGATAAGACCCTGAATGGCCTGCGCCAGCTCGTTGAGCGGCAGCCATGCGACAAATCCTTCTGCCCCCTGCTGCATCGCCGCCTGAGGGACGGGAACCAACATGCTGTCGTCTATGTCGGAGCGAATAAGCTGCTCGACCGCATCGCCCACGTCTCCGCCTGCGGGAATGAGACCCTTCATCCGCACCTTGTCGAGTAGCGAATAGATGCGGCGGGTCAGTTCGCTGATCTTGCTGAAATGAACCGAATAGCGCTGCCAGTCGGGAACGGGGATCAGGCTGCGGCGACGCAGGGTCGCGAACGCCGGCTTCGGACAGGGGAAGAACCCAGCGAGGTCCAGATGCGGCTCGCCGCTGTCGAGCAGAACGTCAACGCCTTCGGTGACCCAGAAGACCTTACCCTCAGCCTTGTGCCAGACTTCCCACACCTTGGCTTTCGGTGTGTTGGCTCGCGTCTCCCGGTCGTAATCCTCGCGCTCGCGGCGCTTGGTGAAATTCGCATCCTGATACGCATCACCGCTGGACTTGCGGAAGCGCTGGCGCATCTCGCGCTTGGTCATCCACGACGCCCCGGCGACCCAGCCCACTTCGCACCACTTGCGTGCGGGTTCGTGCAGGAAGTCGAGCCGGTCCTTATGCTCGACGCAAATCTCATGCTCGCCGTTTTCGACCTCATGGCGAACCCACAGAGCCCCGCGTCCCGCGAAGAGGAGATCATCGCGAGCCTGTATCATCACGTCGTTGATGTCGGTGCGCTTGAAGACCGATACCGCGCACCGCTCCAGCAATTCGGCCGTAGTGCTGTTGACGGGTTTGCCGTCCTTGAACAGCGGGGCAACGACCGGCTGAGGGGGCCTCGCATAGATGGCGGGCTTCATCACCTCGAACGAAGCCCAGAACAGGTCCAGTTCGCTATCGCGCCAGTCGTAGCCATCGACGAAGGCCCGAAGGGTATCGCCCTCAAGGCTGTAGATTTCGTCGATGACCTGGCATGTCGTCTGCCACTCGCGAAAGCCGTCCTCAGCCTTGCGGATCGCTGACAGGATCGCCTTGGACGATTTCGGCTCGAGCCCGGTGAAGGTGTCGCCATCTTCCTCGGTCATCGCCTCAGCCTCAGCGGGGGCGCGATTACGCCGTCAGAAACTACGCGCGGAGCCGTCACCGCTTTGGGGCGCTCGTCCTTCGGGCGGTCGCCCATCATCATGCGATCCAGAAGCTGGCCAACGAGCCCGAGCGCATCGACCTGATCGTCATGCACGCCGACGGGGAAGCTCATCAGTTCGGATTTGAAGTCGGAGAACCATTCCGCATTGCGAGGATAGCGGAGCCCCTGCATCGCCATGCGACCGCGGATGGACTGAGCCCGCACCGCCTTGTCGCCGCGCGTGGGGAACTGCTCGCGAACCGTATAGCTGCCCGTCTCCAGCATCTGCTTGATCAGGAACGGGCCAACCCCGCTCTTGATCTGGCCCGTTTCCTCGGCCCAGCCTATAGGGTGCCACTTGCGGACCAGCGCACAGAAGCTGTCCACCCAGACGTTCGACGCTGCCTGAGCGCGCCACAGGTCGAGCAGGTAGAGTTTTCCCTCGCTATCGACGCCGACAACGGCATGGACGGTATAGTCCCCGCCATCCGCCGTTACCGCATAGTCAGACCCGCCATAGATGGCGAGCTGGTCACGCGGGGGGATATGGTCGACGGGGATCAGCCAGTCGGCTTTGAAATAATCACCCGTCTCGGGCGTGGGTCGCTGCTGGTAGAGCGCAGACCAGTCGCGCGGCGGGAGTGCGCGCTTGATGCGCTCCAACGCTTCAACCGGATATTGCTCGGGCCAGAGCGCCTCGCCGGCTTCATTGATGGCCGGCAGGTTGAGAACAGTCCAGTCCTCGTGCCCATGCTCGGCCTGCAACCAGCCCGATAAATCATCTTCATGCCAGCGCGTCTGAATGATGACGATCCGCCCGCCCGGCATCAGGCGCGTGTAGGCGGTGGACGTATACCAATCCTTGGTCTTCTTGCGGATGACCTCGGATTCCGCGTCCTCTCGGTTCTTTACCGGATCGTCGATCAGAAGGAGATGCGCGCCGCGTCCAGTCAGCGGGCCGCCGACGCCGACAGCGTAGAATGCGCCGCGCTGTGTCGTGGCGTGCTCGAAACCTCCGAGCCCCTGCCCCTCAATGTGAAAACGCTTGGCGCTCTTGCTGTCATCGGCCAAACCGACGCCGGGGAACACCTCCTGAAAGCTCGGGTCCTCGATCTGGTTCTTGACCTTGCGGCCGAAGTCGTCGGCAAGCTCTTGGGCATAGGTAGCCGTGACAACATAATGATCTGGGTTCCGACCCATATACCAAGCGGGGAAGAACTCGCTCGCCAGCATGGATTTGCCGTGGCGCGGCGGCATGGTGATCATCAGGCGCGTTATCTCGCCGCGCTCGACCATTTCGAGGTGACGGGCGATTTGGCGATGATGCGGGGCATCCGAATAACGCGGCCACTGGTAAGCCGCGTATGCGATGAGACGGGAGAACGCATAGTCCTCTGCTGTCAGAGCGAGGGCGGCACTCATTGGTCAGCCCTCGTCGCAGCGGCTACAGCGGCGTCGCGCTGCTCCTTGGTCGTCGATTCAATCGCGCCGCTATGTTCCACCTCGCGCTTGTCTCGCCAGTCCTCAGGGCCAGCGTTCTTCAGTGCGAATATGGTTGAGGTTACGACCGGGCCTGCGTCTGCTGAGAGCAATCGTCGCTCAAGGAAAAGCTGCCGCTTGGCCTGTGCCAGCTTTACAGTGTCCGCAAATTCGGGATGGCGATCCATCCATTCGTAGACACGCTGGCGATGGATGCCGATCTCTGCTGCGCTCGCGGCAAGGGAAAGCCCGCTCGACATGAGCGAAAGGATTTCCTCGCCTAGCGTTGGCGTGAAGTCGGTTGGGCGGCCCGTCATAGGGCCACTCAGCTATAGGAAATTAACCCCAAGGTGCACGGGGTATTAAATCAGCGCGCTGCCCTTATGTCCGATGGCTTCGCATCGCGTAGCCTCGTCCCGTCCTCGTCAATTTCGATCCAGCGCATGGGGCTGATGACTATTGGTCCCATGCGAAAATTGATCTCTTCCCCGTCTGGCATACGAAGAATCACGGGATGAGAGCAATCGGTGCGCGTGTATTCGGTCGTGAACCGACGCGAGCCTGTGTTTATGACGACCCCGCTGCGCTCAATGGTTTCGCTCATATCGCACCCAACCTTTTCAAGTCCGTCACGATCCTACGCGCATCTCGGTAATCGTGCAATCCGCAGCGGCGCGCCAGTTCAGCCCACGATATGCGCTCGCCATCCCGCGCGGCGTCGATATATTCCTCAAGCACCTGCCGGCGCCTGTGGGTCATCTGGCCTCGGGGGCGGCCGCGTTGATTCATGGGACGAGCCTTCGTCATCCGAACAAGTCTCCGGTCTGGTTGAGGGGTGCGAGCTTGGCGATCTCGACACAGAAGCGATCGGTCATTGGTCTCCCTTTCCAGATGCGCGGATCATGGCGCCCCAAACGTGACCCGGCAGACAGGATGCGCGGGTGGTGAAGTCGTCGGTGCAGGCCTCTGCCTCCAACATGCCAAGCTCCAGCATCTCGTCGGTCGGAGCCACCGGTACGATTGCGTAACCAGCATCAGCAATGGCGGTGAGAGCGGCTTGCGGGATGCCGTGAATGTCGAACGCTTCGAGGCGCTCAGCGACTGCCCGCGCCACCGCTTCTACCAGCGTGTCGCTCGCTATGGTGTTGGGGGGATTCATGCCTTGGCCTCCCAATATTGGCCATCGGGGCCGCAGGTCTTGCGGAGCCATCCCCGCTCGCGCTCGTCACCGCATCGGCGCCACAGCACGGGAAGCCTGCCGGACACCAAGTTCGGCACATCGCTTTTGGGCCTCAGGCAGCGACGACCGAAATAAATCATATTCTCCCCGCAGTGCTTGCAATCGACGCAGTATCGGGCGCTCATCAAACTTCCTTCCACTCGATGATGTCGAACGGCTCCCCGCGATCCGACCAGTTGAGTTGCTTCGGCGAGTATTCCCATTTGCTCTCGTCGCCGTTCCTAAAGCGGACCCTGACCTTGTCGGTGCGGGGTGGGCGCCAGTTGGTGGGGTGCCAGTCAGTCGGCATGTCCGGGGTGGCGGGTCAGTGCGCGGGTAGCGTCGCCTATCACCCGCGCTGCTTCGGGTGAGGCGAGCGCCTTGGCCTGGGGCTGGTTCGGCAATCGGCGTTCCAGCGGCTTGCCCATGCGCCAAGGCGTCGCGTCCTCCATGTATTTGATGACGTGGGGGATGATCTGCCCGTGATGCGTGCAGCGTTGGCGGGCGTCGGATAGCGCCGCTTCGGTGATCTTCTTGCCATAGCCAGCCAGTTCATTCGCCGCGACGGCAAGCCATTCCGCCGCCGCGTCCTCCGTCATCGACACGGGCCGAACCAAGGCGAGACAGGCCGAAAGCTGCGGCAACAAGCCCTCAGCCGAGGCCCATTCGTAGCCGCGCAAGCTCAGCTGCATCACGCGTTGATCCGCCTCGGTTAGATTGGTTTGGTCGTTCACTTTTCAGGCTCCAGTCGTTTGCATTCGTCAGCCAAAATCGCCATGCCGCCTGCCAATCGAGCTTGGCGGCCTTCCGCCCGCTGGCGGATTTCCAGTAATCCTTGAATTTCGACAGCTCGCGCTCGATCATGCCCACAGGCCACGCCGCCACCATCGCCGCGGTTTCGCCACTCAGGGGCTCAGGTTCCCAATCATCGGGCAATCGGTGTGCTTTGCCCCGCCGGGGCAAGGAAGCTTTAGCTTCCGAGGGTAAATCATCCGGGGGGTTAGAACCTTTATCATTGGGGGGGGTAACGCCGTTACTGTAACGCGTTACGTCGTCATCCTTCGCGGCTTTCCGCTTGGCCCGGTGGCGCGCTTGGCGCTCAGCATTGGTCGGGTCAGCCTTGCGCTCAGAAAGGCGCGCAAACTGGATAATCTCGTCGAGCGAGAGGCCCTTGTCGGCCAAGAAGGCGAGCGCGTCCGAGTTCATTATCCTCGGCGCTCCGCTTGGTATTCAGCCCATGCGATGTCGTGCGAATATGTTGAGAATGGCAGCCCTACGGCGCTTTCAAAATAGGCCTGCTCCTGATCCGCCCACTGCGGCGGAATGTTGGTCTCGTCGAGCACGATCGCATAAAGCGATTCCCAAAGCTCCTTCCGGGTGGACTGACGCATCCCATAGGTTTCACCGGTCAAGTCGCTGACCAAATCGAGTAGCTTGAAATCGAGATTGAACCATTCTCCGTGCAGACGGAGGGGCGCGAAGACCTCATGCAGGCACCTTTCCAAATCGCCCTCATCTTCGACCCACGCGTAGACCTGCAGCGGAAACGGAGAGCCAGTCTGGAGAGCGGATAGGCGGTTCAGCACGCCACTATTCGTGCGGCCGATCTTGACGCGTCCAAGGCGCCAGTCGGAAGGGCCGATGAAATATACCTCTCTCATTCGACCTCCACGATCACGGCCCCACCCTTGATCGGGTCGGCGAAATGATATTCAGGCCGCAGCAGACGATCGTTGATGCCGAGCGCATCGCACATGCCGTCGCGCCCGCTCTTGAAGCTGGCGATCATGTTGTCGTCGTCCCGGTGGCGGCGGTCTGGCGGACAGAAGGTGATCTTCACCGGCAGCGGGCAACCGGGCGACGGACGCCAGTGCCGGGCCGAGGCCAGGTATCCCTTGGTCAGCATGAAGCAGTCGAGCCGGTAGCGCTGCTTCGGCTCCAGCTTCCGCGCCCAATGCGAGCGGTTGTTCGGCGACAGGATCGAAGGAGGCCAGGGCAAGGTTATCATGCCGTCCTCCGCAGAGCGTGAAGCACTGTAGTATGGTCACGGTTGAGTATGATCCCGATGGCCGAAAGCGACAGTCCGCGGTCTCGGAGCATCCTCATCGCCTCCCAGCGGGCGCGCACGATGTAGGCGCGTCGGCTGGGGCCGCGAAGATCGTCGACGGTCAGGCGCCGGCATTTGGCGACCGTCTGCAAAACCTCGTTGGGCGGGATATTGCTATACCAACCTGGCCTCATCGCGCCTGCCACCCGATGTTCTTCGCGATGACGCGGCGGAAATGGCCGATGCAGCTATTGCGCGTGCGGCCGATCTTCATCGCGGCTTGGCCGAAGGTCTTGCCGTTCGCGATCATCTCCGCGAGCTGGTCGGATTCCTCATCGGTCCAGCGCGATTGTGGGACGTGGCGCGGATCACCGTTTCGCGCAGCCCGGCAGGAGGCTATGGGGATATGCTTCATGCGGCGAGCCTTTCGCGCTCGATCGAGGCGAGGATCGCGCGGCCGATCAGTTCGGGGATCTGAGGGACTACGGCGTTTCCGAGGCCTTTATTTCGGTGTATCCCGTTGGGAACCCCATGACCTGTTCCGAGGTCTCGGGCACCGGATATCGTTGGCCAAGCACAAGGCTGCACCAATCTTGCCAATTGTTCCTCTCGGGGTTCCTGACACCACGCCGCGGTGATGTTCGCCCCCCCTTGAACGCTGTTGCGTTGGGGGTAGGCCACAATCCAAACGCGGTCCCGAAGTTGTCGCGCACCAGCGTAGGAAGCCGGTATGCAATTCCACTCCGCATCATACCCGAGCGCGGCCAGGCTTCCGAGAACGTCTCCCAGCCCTCGACCAAGCAATGCTGCGACGTTTTCCACGATTGCGTATTGTGGTCGAATCTCGCCAATGAGTCGGGCGAACTCAAACCAGAGCCCGCTTCGATCGCCTCCGAGACCCTCGCCAGGGCCCGCCAAACTGATGTCTTGGCAAGGGAATCCCCCAACGATGCAATCCGGTTCAATTCCGTCTCGTCGGAGCTGCTCGGCAGACAATCCGCGAACATCTCGATAGCAGGGAACATCTGGCCAGTGCTTGTGCAGGACACGGCGGGGGAACTCCTCTATTTCACAGAAGGCGACGGTCTCGAAACCGCCAGTGCGTTCGAGGCCGAGCGAGAAGCCGCCGATGCCGGAGAAAAGATCGAGGACGCGCAGCTTCACAGCCTCCCCTCCACCAGATCAGGCCGCCCGATGCGGTTGGCTATGTCGATGGTCTTCGCCCGAATCCGTGCCCGCTCGCGTTCATGGCGAACGGCATTGCCTATCCTTCCAGCTTCGGAGCAGGATATGGGATGGTGGAAGATGCGACGGATCGTTTCAAGCATCCCCAATCACCTCCGCGATCCGGGACGTGCGAACGGTCTTGTTGCCGGATATGATGGAGCGGATTTGGACGGGCTCCTTCATGGGAGCCATCAGGTCGATGACTTCCCGGTCGAACTCGTCTGCGGCGGGAGGGGTGACCTTTACGAAGCGGCGGGCGGTAAATGCGTAGGCTCTCTTCGTATTGCCTTCGACGGGCAGTTCGCGAAACCCAAGTGCGAACGCGCCGTCCGTGTCTCGCACGCCTACGACGGCGACGAGATATACATGCCCCATGGAGAGCAGCCCCGCCCTCGGGTCATGTCGATCGAGCCTGTTGTTGATGCACAGCGCCAGATCGCCAACTTCCCAGCCGCTCATGATGCCCTCCGAAGCTTGGCGGCGTTGATCCGAGAGCGAAGGGCGAGTGCAGCCGCCAGATTGGCATCCGCCTCCGCTTCCATGCCGATCAGTTCGGCGTCGGTTTCGATATGACCGCCGGGGCTGTCCGGCGAGCGGGCGAGCGCGGTCTTGTGAATGGCTGCGCTTGCGGCGGGGATAACGTCCGCCACGTCGTTCAGGAGCGGGACGATCATCATCCCCTTGGACGCGGCCAGCGCATCCAGAGCATGGGCATCAATGTCGAGCAGGTTCCATGATGCAGCCAGCCCAAGGGTGCTATCTTCGTCGCGCGCGCGGCGGATGGTCTTTTCATCGCAGCCCGCTTCGACCGCGACCCGCGAAGGGCCGTGAGTGTGGCAGGATCGCAGAAGCCCATCGGCGAGCAGATGGCGGGCATCGCTGTCCGTCAGTTTGCGCACAGGCGGGCGGACATGGTTGTCAGCCACGGCTATCTCCCAAAGAATGAAAGGGGACAAAGAGACAGAGCCGGGGTATCCCGCTCCGGTTGAAATCGACTGCGACCAAGCGCGGCTCATCGGCGAAATCGTGGCCGAAGCCGTTGCCGCCCTCGGACAGCGCCGGGCCATGCTGCCGGACGCTATCGTGCAGTTCGGCCCGACCGCCGGGGAATTGACGGTCGGGCCGTCCGCGCGCGGGGGACGCGGAAGTCATGCGGGGTGTCCCGAAAATTCAGCGTCGGTGCAGCCGCACAGCGCCCGGTCGCACTTCCGACAGCGGGGCATCCGGTCCAGATGACCGAACGACAGGCGAACAGAGACGCCGCCGATCTGGTGGCGCGCCAGCGTGTGCCCGCCCCGAGGCTCCCCCCTCCCCATTATGCGGCCTCGTTGTGGGGGTGGGTGGACCTGCTATGGTCGCGCCGGGAGGAGTCGAAATGGACCACGCAACCAAAATGGCGATCCGCGCCCTCGTCTCGGGGCTGCACTATGCCGCCACGATTGACCAACGGCACATCGCCAAGATCATCGAAGCGCTCAATGAAGCCATCGAAAAGACCAACAACGAGGTTCTGTATAGCGCCACGCAAGAGCTCAGCGTTCTCCGCGACTGGATCGCGCGCGATGCCCAGCTCGATATCGAGGGAAAGCCGCTGCGGAAAGATTGAGGCCGCGAGCATCGGTCAGGCTGCCTTTTCGGGCGCGCGCCACGGCTCGATCGCTTCCAGCGTGTCAATCTGCTCGTCGGTGAGGCCGTCTAGCAGCGGGTGCCGCCAGCCCGTTGTGCGGAAGATGTGGATTGCGAGCGGTCGCGAGGGGCGGCGCACGCCGCTCAGCACTTCGCTTGCATAGGAGGCGCTGATGCCAGCATCGCGCGCCAACTCGGATGTTTTGAGCTTTCCCATGCGAGCATATTCGCAATTTGCGAATGTGATTGCAAGCCAAAATATTCGCAATATCGGTAATTACTCCCCGCGCGTCATGTCGCATAATGCGAACATGGACGACGAGGATGACAAGAACGGCGGGCCGAACCACTTGCGAGCGTGGATGAAGTTTCGCAAAATGAAGGGCGTCGATTTGGCCGACGCGCTCGGCGGAAACGTGACTCCGGGGATGGTGAGCGACTTGGCCAATAGTAAGCGCGCCCTGTCTGCGAAGTGGCTGCGCCGGATCGCTCCTCATCTGAACACGACCCCCGGCATGTTGCTCGATCACGATCCGAACGATCTGGACAGCGACATGATTGAGGTGTGGGCGACCGCCAGCAATCGGCAGCGTCGGCAGATTAATGAGATTGCGAAGACGATCCTGAAAACGGGAACTGACGGGGATTAACGATCCCCAAGGCGCCGTCGCACATCGTTGACGACCTTGGCCATGCCCTCGGCATTCAAGTGGATGCCATCTACAATGTCGTCGGATCCGATTGTGTTTCTCAGGTCCGCGAACTCGATTCCCGGCATAGACGCGAGGCGATCGTTCATCGCTCGAATTTTGGACGCGCGCTTTATGCAGTTGAGGTCTTTCACCGTGCAGGGAGGCAGGGACATTACAATGAGCTTCCCCGGAACGTGGTCGCGAACCGCGGCGATGTTGGCGAGGGTTTCGCGCATGGGAATGCCGCGAGCTATGTCGTTGGTCCCGACCATGAGGATCGTATAGCGCGCGCCGGTTGAGCGGATCGCCTCGATTCCCGCTCGCACATGGGCGCTCGTCGACCCCCCGATGGTGCGCTGAACTACCGTGTGTTCGGGCAGCGCATCCTGCCAGCTCAGCTCGCTCAGGATCGAATCCCCGGCCACGACCACATCGCCCTTGCGGGGGAAGCGCTCGAACAGCTTCTGCGCTTCCTCTTGCAAGGGCGTTCGCCCCTGAGGGATAACGAGGCTCCGCAACTGGAAATAAGGAAAGACGCGATACGCCGCCGTTGCCCCACCCCAAATAAACCCCAGCGCGATACATGCCGCGCCGATGAACAGTGTCTTTTTCATGGCGAACGTCGTATAGCCGAAATCCGGGGCAGGCTATCGTATATTCAACGGTTCGGTATCGATTTGAACCAATTTGCGTGACGCCGCCCGCAGGTATATGGGCGATCATTGCGATGAAAGTTGAAATTATCAGCGGATTAACAGCAGTCGGAGCGGGCATAGCCGCGAAGGTGTTGAAGCTCCACATTTGGCCGTTTCTGATTGTGGCCGCCATTGCTGGACCAGCCATTTACTTCAGAACCGAGGCATACACGCGCCTGGTAAAATCTGTGCGAATCTACCGGCGCCGCCAAATTTTGGGCAATGCCATCATTTACGCCATGGCGGGCTGCTTGGCCGTGATGATCGGTTACGCCATCATGGGCGGCAGAGGGCTTTGACGACGGGCCCGCGCTGAAAGGGTCAGCCTTCACCGCATCTTCACGACCGCTAGCTACTAGACGCCCACTCTCTCGGCGACCCGGAGAGTAGCCCTGCCGAGCCCCCGCTTGGCGGGGTTTTTCGTATGCGCCGCGCCCTTCGGATCGGGCGCGAGAAAATAATCGCAATATGCGAATTTTCTGCTTGACCTGATATTCGCAATCTGCGAACTATTCCTCCATAGCAACTCACCCCCGCCGATCTCCCACAAGGGACGAAGAAGCGGGGAAAGGATGGAGGGACATCGTGGCAATCAATAAGCTGGACGGCGAGGCGACTTCCCTCTGGGGCTACGCTTACGCTGATATCCCAAAGAGCGTTTTCGCGGTCGCCGCCTATCACCTCGCCAATCTGGCGTCGGGCGGCGAGTGCAGCACGGCAGAGCGCATGATCGAGGAAATCGAGGCACTGGGGCTGAACGGCTGCATCAATGCCGCGCAGGCCAAGCGGTCGATTGCCGCGCTCAAGAAGGCGGCCGCATGATGGCGCGCCACGAAAAAATCACCCGCATTGAAGGCAAGCACGCTCACCGCATCGAGGAGCTTTCGCTGGCCGCGTGCGCGCTGTGGAGCCTCGCCCGCGTCTCCGGACCCATCCCCCACGACCATCAGGACGTGGTGATGCAGCACATGGGCACCCTCTTCGGCTTCACGCCGGTGGAGAGCGACCGCGCGCGCGATCGTCTGTTCGAACAGACGCTCAACCACAGCATCCCCGAATGGGATCGTGCTGCCATCACCCGCTGCGCGACCGAGCTGACGCGCATCGCCGCCAACTATCGCGGGACCGAAGAACAGGATCGCGAAATCTGGCTGGCGGGGTTCGGCCTCTTCGAGACGGATGGGCTTTGGGAGGCCGCACAGGCTCCCGAACTCCCGCCCCGCCACGATCCGGTGTTCGGGAACACCATCGCCTCGCACCGCTACTTCGACCGAGTCTGAGGGGAATATCATGACGACCGAAATCACCATCGCCGAAAAAGACGGCTGGCTCGAAGACGAGCGCGGCAACCGGAACAGCATCGCATATTGGGGTTTGCGCGAAGCCGCCGAGACGGCGCTGCGGTCGCTGAAAGACTGCGATAATTGCACCAACTGCTCGGACTGCTCGGACTGCTCGCGCTGCTCGGACTGCTC